TTAAGTTTACTTACCTCAAATGCACCACCACTAGGAAAGTCTGTTGTTCTTCCAATCTTTGTATCTCTTAAAACAATAACTGTACTGCCACCTGATGCACCAGTCACAGTAGTAGACAATGAGCCTTTTGCACCATTACCACCTGATGTAATAGAAAATGTAGTTGTTGATATACTGCCTAATGTTCTTTCTACTCCATCAACAAAGACCTTAACATCTACATTGCTTGAATCTTCTTTGTTAAAAAAAACAAAGGGTATAGGAAACACTGTCTGTGTAACCCCTTGTGCTACTGTGTATTCTATTCTTGGTGTATTATCTGCTAGTACTATTGCCATATTTAACCCTTAAATTATTTTTATTAATGTGTCTATCAATATCTAAATCTTTCAGTTTCTCCTAATCCTCTAAAGTCATCATCTAATGAAAGTAATTGTAACAATGGAAGATTATAAGATAAAGTTTTTAACCCTTCATCTGTTCTATCTTGCAACAAATCATTTGCACCAACAACCCATTCTCTTACCATACTAGGACTAGCACCTAAAAACCCAAATGCAGTATCCCAACCTTCAGCTTTATATCTACCTTTTAGCCAAGAATCATCAGGGTCATGTATACCACTTGCTACTGCAACATTTAATCCATGATAAAATATATCACCATACAAACCAGTTATCCCTGAATGATCTACTATTCTCATCAATAGTTCAGGATAATCTTTATCCTCAAACCACCAATCAGGTTTCTTTAAAGAAAGAGTAACATAACTCATTGCCATTAGTGCCATAGCACCTGCAAGTCTATGTTGCTTTGCAGGATCAATCAAAGCACCTAAAACTCTTGAGTGTGCAGCAAAAGCAAAGTTATAAAATTGAAATGGAAAAGCCATTGTACCACTTTCTAATCTTGCTACTGGATGATCATATGTGCCATCTCTTCGTAAACCTACACTTGCTCTTGGATCAGGCTCTATACCCATCTTTCTCATATAAGGTCGCCATTTCTTGTAAACAAATCCATCCATCATAGTTGGTCTATCAAATGCAGTTGCATGAATAATAGTATTTCTTGAAGCTGTATTAAAATAAGTTACAACCTTTTGCTTCAATTCTCTTGCTGCTTTTGTAGATGTATCCCAACCATTGATATTAAGTAAAGGCATACCAGTATCAGTTTCTTGCCATGCACCTTTCTTTAAAATTTGATTAGCTAGTTTCTCATCTATACCATATCGAGCTAACTCAATAATATCAAAATCATTCTTACCATAGTTTTTAAGTTGATTGTAAAACTTTGGAACACGGATTGCTGCATCAACTAACTTACCTATAGATGTTATAGGTGCTAAGCCATTTGCTTTATAAAACCAATTCTCTGCTTGTTCTAATCCTTTTTCAATACGACCTACTTGTACTGGTCTTAAATTATCATGCAACATTCTATGATGTGCTGTAGGTCTTATCATTTCTAAACCTTCACCCATGTGCATCAGGTCTGTTGCATTAGCTGACATCTTGCTCCAGTTGCCATCTAAACCTGCAACTATACCTCTAAACACTTTACCAAAACCATGCTCAAATATAGGCATTGCTATTGTTTCAGTAAAAGATGATATACCCGCACCATAAAGATATGTCATACCACCAACTCTTTTTATATTACGAGCAAAAGCTGTATCCCATCTATGTGGCTCTCGTGTCATTTGACCTGCAACTCTTTCAAAGTCTGACAAAACATCTGATTTTATTTCTGCAATTTGTTGTGGTGTATAGCCTTCACCTTTCATTCTCATTTCCATACCTGCCATAATTGATCCAACATCTTCATCACCAAATCTTCTTGCAAACTCAATTCTAAATCCCATTTTTTTGCTATACTCAGTCATTATCTTTGGGTCTTTTATAAGAAAGTCTTTGACTTTCCACTCAGGTATATCAGTTACTCTCATTAATAAATGCTTACCTTTACCAACACCTTCTCCGTAAGTATATGGATCATCACCTCTTTCAAGTATTGTATCTACTATTTCCTCAGCATACTTTCTAGCTTTCTGTCTTCCTTCTTTTGTTTTACTTACACCTACATCTACATATCTATTTAAAGTATTATTCCAACGAGTAACTTTACCTTGTTCAATAAAATGATCAGTAAATATTCTTGTCAATAATTCTTGCTTTCGAGTATCTTCTAGTAACATTTCTTTATTGTAGTACAAGGGGAACTTATAATTTTTTCTAGTTGGATTATATTCTTCATAAAACTTAACTTGTCGTTGAAGTTGTTTCATATTTAGTCGTAATACTTCTTTCATCAATGGGTCTTTTTCAGCTACAATTCGTTTTGGATATTCATCTAATCGACTTTTAAATTCAGCTAAATTAGTTTTAATAACAGTCCTATCAAAAAATAAACCACTATCTTGTGATCGTTGATCTATATCTCTTAAAAAATCATTTAATCTACCCATAGCTTTCTTTTTAAATTCAGGAAGATTGTCATAGTATTGTTTGTTCCATTTTGGATTACCATTTAAAATATTCAATTCTATAATTTCTTCAGCAAACTCTTGATATGTAGGTATCTTTGTATTTATACCAGTTGCATTATTTAAATAAGTTTCTGTTTCTTTGCCAAACTTATTTTTCATTGTAGTAAAAGTACTTCGATAATCTAAACCACCTATAGTACCAGTGCCTTTATTGTCTGTTAAAAATTCATTAAGAAGTTTTCTCCATTCTACTTCTACTTGCAATCCTAAAGCACCATACTGAGTTTGTGCCATATCAACAGATTGATCTCCTAAACCTAAGTAGTTTCTTTTTAAAGGTGTTGTTGCATTGTATGCAAGAAGTGCATGAAATCTTCTTACATAATCAGGTGCTTCTTTATAATTTTTCCCACCACCATATTTACCACCTTGAATACGTCTAGCAGGTATAAATGAATGTATAAAATTATATTTATCTAAAGGATTTTTTGCAGTGCCTTCTTTGCCAATATATTCTTGTTGTTTCTTTTTTATAAAATCACTGCTTGTATTACCTGCAATAGGATTAGTTCTATTCTTTAACCTGCTTGCCATATTGCCATAAACATTAGCAACACCACGAGTGCCACCACCAAGCAAACCACCAAAGACTGTATTAGCAGTTACATTAGCTATAACCTCTGAAGGAGTATTAAAAGGATCAAAAGGCGCTCTCAACAATTCACTGCCTACACCAAACAAAGCACCTATCTTTGCAGTTTCTTTTCCTACACCAAATGCACTTTTTGCAGCCCACGCTGCTCTTACCCCAGTATTAAATACTGGCATCATAAAAGCAATATTTAATGGATCAAGAACTCCTGCTACTAAAGCACCACCAAAACCTGATCTATCGTACATAGTTCTGTTATTCTCAATAGATTTAATATCATTTAAGATATAATTATAATGATCTAAATTTTTTGCTCTTGCTAATTCATCAGCATAAACATATGTATTATCTTCAACTAATTGTGTTTTAAAATCAAAATCAGGATCTTCTTCTTGATCTAAAAAAGTAAAGTATTCCATAGTTCTGCTTGTAATTGGAAGCCATTGATACTTTAATCCTGATGTAATACCTTCTAAAAATGATGCGTCTGCTGTTCCTTCATTATTTTGAAAACTTCTGTAAACTGGTGTAAGATCATTACTACCATCAGACTTAAAATCTTTTGTAAAATCTATTGGTCGAAATATTAAATCAGACATTATTTTATTAAACTCTTAATTAAATCTCTTGATTTTCTATATAAGAAACTAGGTTTTGTATCTGCATTATAACCTAATAAAGCTGCTCTATCATATGCTCTTTCAGTTGTTTGTTGTGATAATAAAGTCTTTCCAGTTAAATATTGACCATCTATAATATTCTGATCATCTGTAGTATAATTATACAACAAATGCGCTCCTGCTCTTGCAAAATAAAATGCTCTATGTTTTGAATTTGGTTCTGTTAATGCTCTTTCTACATTTCTCCAGTAATTTTTAAATCCACCTTTAGGTCCAAATCCCATTTGATAAGCATGATCTAGTAAAGCCATTTGTTTATCAACTGATATAGTTGTAAACATTGGATATTTTTTTACAAACATTTCATAATTATCCATCATTTTTTTCTTAAATATTTTTTCAGACTCATCTTTAGAAATAAATACACCATATTCAGTATCAATGGCTGTTGCAATTCTTTCTAAATCCATACCATCATTTAATAATGTTTTGATTTTATTAACTGCTTCTTGACCTCTTGGACTTAATAATGCCATCTCATCATCTGTAATAAACCTTGCATTAAATCCTGCACCAAAAGATATGGTGGCATTTTTACCATCACCATCTACATAAGCTGTGCCATCATGTCCTTCAAACTTTCTTACATAATTTAAGTTACGAATAAAATCATTAGCAGTATCTATTGCAACTTCTTCATCAAAATGTTTTTCAACTGCTTCATTTGTAATTTGAAAATCTTTTTTTTCGCCTGATGGTTCATTTATAACTTTGTCATAAATATATACCCAAGCAGGATTTTTTGTGCCAGTAACTGTCATGTCAGGAATATTATCTTGAAGGTCTTGAATAGATACATCATTTGTTCTAAATAAATCAATTAGATAATTAATACCTTTACTAAAAACATTTTCATCTTCATCTTGATTTGTAGTGGTTTGTGAACTATTAATTAAATTCATATCAGGATTATAACCCTTGTCTTCTAATGCTTTATCTAAATCAGGATTGATACCATAGTATTGTTGACCCAATCCATTAATTTCCATAATGTTAGGTGATGCTTTTATTCTATTAATTAATGTTGTTTTATTTTCATCTGTTAATGTTGTTGATTTGTAATCTTTAGCAAGAACTTCTTTTTTAAATAATTCATTATTCATCATCATTTCTTTATCTACATCTGCTGTATTGATGTGAATATATGTACCTGCTTGTGAAAGAACTGGTTGTTTTGTTACAGAATCTACAACAGTAAAAATTTTATCTTTGCCACCTCTATTACGATAATCAGGTAAAAGTGCTACATTATCACCTAATACATATTGTGTTGAACTTTCTTGAAGATCACCTGCTTCATTTTCCACATAATTATTATTTACATCTAATACATTTTGTACATAGGTTGTAAAAAATCTTTGTTGATTTGGATCTTTATAATGCAATTTATAACTATCTCTACTAACTCCACCCATCTTATTTCCATATAAAGATATTGTTACATCATCTTCTTCTACAGTATTTAGATAAGTATTATTTAATGATTCAATGAAAGTTGATTTATCAAACCTTACCTCTTTGCCATTTGCTAATTTTACAGTACCAGTAAACAATTTGTATCTTACATATGGTTTATATTCAGTATGAAACTCAGGAGGTATATCACTTTCATCTAATACTTTTTTAATAATATCATTAGCTGTAGCAGTTGAGTCTAAATCAAATGTATCTGCATAAGTTCTTACAGCATCATTCATTTTTTCCATTGTTTCAGGTAAAGCAGTAGCTATATCAAAAGCATCAAGAATACTATCTTGACCCATAATATCAACAAGCGACTTAACATGATCCATTCTTTTATAAACTTCTTTATAAGTGTCAGGAAATCTAGCAGTTCTGCCACCAAATAAACCTTGTTTATAGGCAGTCTGTTGCCAAAAATCAAACATCTTAGCAGCAGCAATTTGTTTATTTTGATTACTCATACCTGCAAACAAACCCATTGGTCTTGTGTTTTTATACAAATTATGCAAACTTTCAGGTAATATTGTTGATCGTTTACTAAAAGATATAAGTTGCTCGTAAGTATTTTTTGACATTGATATAAAAGAATTTATATCTAAATCAAAACCAAGAATAGAACTTATGCCTTTATTATATCCTTCTCGATTTTTATCACTATTTTGATGTAATCCTTGTCCTTGTATAGAACCTGCAAATTCGTTAGCAGTTATAAAATCTGCTAAGTCTACATTTTCTGCAGCAGCATCACCTGATCTGTTACTTAAATATCTAGTAATATAATCTCTATCACTATAAGAATAATTAAATTCTTTATTCAAACTAGCTATTTTAGTCAAGTCTTGTAAGTTTATTTTATTACCAGAAAATCTTACATAAGCTTCTTGAACTGGCGTAATTTTACCAGTTTGAAATACATTTTCCATAATCTTAATAATTTTATCGTCATTAGGATTCTTATCTATAATTTGATTTATAATTCCTTGAGTAGAATATATCCTCATTTGCCTTTTTAAATCATTAATAGCAGGAGCTTTCAATCCATGTTTTTTTCCTTTTAAACTATTGATTGAATCTAAAATATATTTTTCTGTACTTCTTATATCTTCTTCTAAATCTTGTGATGATTCATCAGCTTCAGGTCCACCAATAATATTTCTATAATTATAATTAAGTCCTTCAAGAGTTTTTATTTCATCAAAAATATTTATTTTTACATCTTCTGCTGCTATTCTTTCGTCTTCATCTAACTTATCATTTAATATTTTATTTGAATGATAAGTAGCTTGTCCTTGTATTTTATCTAAGAAAGCAGGTATAAAAGAACCCATGCCATTTTTTTTAAAACTATCAACATGACCTTTAATATAATCTTTAGCAGCATTATCAAAACCATCTTTATCTAAAGGATAAGCAGAATGAAGTGTTGCAAACTTTGATTTTGCAAGATTCATAAGTTTATTTGCATATCTTGCTTCTAGTATTTCTTGAGCTTTAGCTTGACCAACTTTTGTAAAATTACCTTTCTCAAATTTAAAATTATTGCTTGCATCTAAAATTGGAAGGGTTTTTGCTTGCTCAATGTCAGATGCAATGGCATCTCTTTTAGCTTCTGTCCAAGCTATATTCTGTAATGTCTTACCAAATTCTGCAATAGAATTACCAAGTTGCTGCGCTCCAGTATCAATACGATTTATACCTACTGGTTTATTAACAAATGTAGTTTGTTTTGATTTTATAAACTGAACCATTATGACACCAAGCTATATTGATATCCTGCATTTGCAAAAGCACTAAACATTTTATATCTATATGCTCTTTGGATATTTTTTGATTTTAAATTTGCAAGTTGCATTTGCTGTGATCCTTTTGCTATATCAGCACCTGCTTGAACATTTGCTCTTTGTATTGCGACTGCATTATCTTTTGTAGCTTTTTCTCTTAACCTTTTTAATGATCTATCACTACCTGAATCTCGACCCATAATTCCAGCTAATGAAAGATTTGTAGACTTAAATGCTTCTAAGTTTTCCATAATTTGATTGTGTTCTTGTAACCCTTGTAACTGTCTATACTTTATTTGTGATTTTATACTTCGACTTGTAAGAGCAGCTTCTTGTTTTGCTCCTCTAATTGCAGATGTATATCCTAAAGCTGAAATTCCTGCTGATGCTAAAATAAAATATGGATTCATTAGTACGCTACCTCTACTATTATTCCGTTAATTTGTAAATCAAGAGGGTGACTTTGTGAAACAATAACTCTTGGATCTCGACTGTACCCTAATGTTCTAAATTCTTCTTTACCAGTTACAGGTGACTTTTCCAATGATAAATCATCTGTAACATTTGGTATAATTAAATCTCTTGCTGTTGATGTATCTGATGGTGCTTTGACATTGACAGAAGATGTTTGAAATAAATCTAATATTATTTTTGTAATTTCTCTTGGCTCACCAGTTAAAGGACCATCTGCAAGTTTTGCATCTACTGGTAAAGTCTTTAGCTTTGGTGTAAAGCTATAACCTGCAAATATTTCTCTTACATCATTTTTAGAATCACTAACATCTATTGAGCCATTATTAGCACTTGCTACTGTAAATGTTCCTAAAAAATCATTACCATTAATTGCTTTGATTGATGCACCAGTAGAAAAATGTGTTCCTCCTGCTCCAAGATTTGCTACTGGAACAGTTGTCAAACCTGTAACTATTCCACCATTTGTATCAAAATTTATATCATTGATAGCTTCGTATCTGTCACAAAAGTCTAAAGGAAAATCACTTCTAAACTCTTCAAGAAAAGTTTTTGGTGTGCCACTACCATCATCTCTTACACAAACTGCATACAAACGACTACCTACTGAACAAATACTATGCCATGCACCTTGCGTATCCCATAATGCCCAACCTGCTTTCTTTTCTCCACGAATAGAATAGAACACAGCAATCGTGCCATCTTCATTTAATAAGAAAGAATAGTTCTCACTTCGATCAAGTCTACCTTTAATGACTGCTTGTTGTGTTGGATTTCGAATAAGATGTGGTGCTAATGCAGAAACAGCAACAGATGTATAAGCATCTTCAGCATCAGTAAATAAAAACTCTCTTAGTGCATTACCACTACCTTGTACAAATAATGTTGCACCATCAAAAGGTGCAGGTTTAACAAATCCTGATCCATAAGGTGTTTGTTTTTTTATCTGTGCATTTGATGGGGTAATTGGTTTTGTTGAAGGAGATAGTACAAATAACTCTGCACCTGATGTAAACACTTGTAAATCTCTGTTTGATACAAGATGTCTAATCTGCTGTATTTCTCCTACATTTGCAGTTATATCTAAAGCATCATTATCTTCTGCATCACCTATATCAAAGTTAAAATACTGTCCTGACTTACTTGCCCATATTCCATCAGGCTGTCCTAATGTTCCTGCAAACCATAATCTATTTTGATGAAAAGTTACTGCTGCAGGATAACCATATTTAGTAGAATAACTTTGTTCTGCCCAATTTGTTGTTGATGGATTTGTTACTTTTATTGTAGGTGTGCCACCACCTATTGCACTTGATGTTGCAGAAGCACCTGCTGTAACTTGATAGGTATTATCATCTAAAACAGTAACTGATTTTTGTCCATTGATATTTGAATTAGCTATACCACCTACTGCACCTGCATTTGATATTGTTATATTTCCACCACTAAGTCCATGTAATGCTTGTGTAATTGTAATTACATTTGACCCTTCATCTGTTGCAATAGAATCAACTGGTAATTTAGTTTCTACATCTTTATGAAGTTGTACAAATGCTGTTGCAGTTTTTCCTCCAACGACATTTTGCCCAGTATTGCCAACGCTTAATGCTTGTATTGTGAGTCTTGATCCAAGCATTTCTATATTTGTACCAATAGCATTTCCAGAGTTAGTAAATTGAGATTGATCTACAACTTGTCCTGAATTTGAGCCACTAAATGTAACTGTATCTCCATCAACACTTGCTCTAAATAAAATACCACTATTATTAGTAGGCGCACCTACTGCTTGAAAATCAGCAGCAGTTGAAGTCTGTGCATGAAGTACATAATAAATTTTGCCTTGTTCTACTTGATTAAGTGTCAATACTGGTGAAGTTGAGTATGATGCGTGAAAGTAAGGAAATAAAGCACCATCTGCATCTTTTACTGTTAAAGTTTTATTTAACCCTGCTTGGTTTCCTGCTAACTCTAACTTTACACCTTGAGGTTGAAAAGAAAAATATGGTTGAAAAATTTTCTCTCCATTAAAAGACGTATCAAAATTAAATGTAGAAATAGAAAAAGCATATAATCCAGTGCGTGTTAACATTCGAATCATATGTGTTGGGTGTGCAATAAACATGACATCACCTTGTTGTGCCACTGTCATTTCTTCTATATAAGGTGCAGTTGGTGTAGCCTTTAACCATGTTTGTCCAGTAATTTGCATAGTGTTTGCAGTTGACAAACTATCAGATTGTCCACTTAAACCCATTTGCAAAAATACATCTATTCTTTCATTACTAAAACATACAATGTATTTTTCATCATCTGAAAATTCAAAAGGCTCTAATCTTTTTTGTAATCTAGTATAACTAAAACCTTTATTTGCAACTCCATCAATATTCATACCACTTGATAATCTTGTTGTTATTACATCAAGAAATTGTCCACCTGCTTCATCTCTTTCAATATCTACATACGCAGCATTTCCACTATTGACTGTAGCAGTTACACCATTGATACCATTAAGAACAGCTTGTATTCTTGAGGCAGTTTCTTGATCTCTTTGTGTTTGTGTTCCTCCACTAATGATAGGTCTGAAGAAATATATATTGCCTACGTTAGCGCTTGGTGCTGTTGTATTTCCATAAGCATCACCAGTTTCCCCTTGAAGTCTTATTGTTGTTCCATCATTTAGTTGAAACTGTATGTAGTTACCTACAAGGTTTAATGAGTTCCCAACTCGTAATGTCATCTTTGCTTTTGTAAAACTATCGTTGCCAAAAGAATAATGCCTTCGTGTACCTGCTCTTTTCTTCAATCCACCTTCTGCTCTTATCCAAAAGTTTCTAACCTGCTCACCTGCATTATTATAAACTTGGGTATCTGTTCTTGATGTTAATGAGCCACTAATTTCCCCAAACTGAAAATTATTTAAAGGTACTTTCAAAGATGGCACTAAGACCTCCTATCAGTTATGAATCTTGATGTTGCTAGTTTTCTAGTTGTTTGTTGTTGTGCATCTAAGTTTCTTGCTTTTGCCATAAGCAATGTGCTTTGTTCATTCATTAGCTTTGCTAAAGTTGCACTTCTAGCAATAGCTGTAGCAAAGATAGTCGCTAAAGAATATTCAAGTGCCAAAGAAAAATAAGATGGAAACTCACTTTCAACTTGTCTAAATGTAAAATCTGCAACAACAGTATCGGCTGTTGCTACATTACTAAATACTTTATCACCATACACAGTATAGTTAACAAGATTATCATT